TCCCTATGTCACTAGAGTCTATGCTACTACTCAACGGGAGTTCCAGAGCGACCCCTTACTAGAGCCAAAAAGTGTGGCGTTTTTGCCAGAGGCCCCGCTGCTATATAGTGAGTTTCAGGTTGACAACTCCTTGAATTGATCGTATAATAAGTATATGCTAAAGAAAAGACTGTTAGCCAGGAGCAGAACTAGTGGTACAATTATGACATTACCAGACGAAAGATATCGCAGCATCATGCAGGCACGTAGACTGCTGGAAGAACTATGTGATCCCAAGTTGACTCCTAGAGTAGCTGCGGGAATTCGTGACCGTGCTAGAGGGGCTCTGCGACACTATCCAATATGGTATGACATGCAACGTGCAGCACAAGCAGCGCCCGATGTGTTTCAAGAGCGCATGGAAGATGTGCATCGTTTTGTAGCTGCAGGGGTACAAGCAGCAGCACAAGAACAAGTAGACGACCCCACAGCACAAGCACTACTTCAAGGATACAGAGAAACATAACAGCAGCATAAGGGGCCCCTAGCTCATGTTGGTTAGAGCAGTGGACTCATAATCCATTGGTGCCGTGTTCGACTCACGGGGGGCCCACCAAACACTGGCGTTAGTATAATGGATAATACAGCGGCCTTCTAAGCCGTCAATACAGGTTCGATTCCTGTACGCCGGACCAGATAACGTTAACAGTGCAGCAGTGCGCAGCAACTACAAGAACAGCAGCTCGGGTGGTGAAATAGGTAGACACAAGAGACTTAAAATCTCTCGCAGGCAACTGCATGCCGGTTCGATTCCGGCCTCGAGCACCAAGTATACAGCAGCAACAGCAGCAATCTAGAACACCGTGCGCAGCATATACAGCAGCGCACAGCAGCAGGCCGCAGCGTAGCCCAATCCGTGGCGCAGCTGCCACACTGTGTACAAGCTGTGGATAACTCACAGTCAGACTGTTCGCGAACGAGAAACCCTAGGCGGCATAGGGTCAAAATCCGTTCGGTTGACAACCAGTCCGAAAGACGCTATAATAGCGACATGGACACAAAAAACACTCTCCGCAAAAAACGAGTAGACCGTAATCATATCATATATGAGCTACGTGTTGCTGGTGGCAACTACATAGGCGTCACTGCTAAGACAGAGACTACTATTAATAAGTCAGTTCTTGCTCGTGCCGCCAAGCACTTCTACCGTGCCAAGCGAGAAGCTAAGGATTGGGCCTTGTGTCATGCCTTGCGCACTCTCAGAGACAAGAGCGAGATAGAAGTATACGTACACGAAGTCATTCGTGGCAAGGCGGCGGCTCACAAGCGGGAAGTTGAATTACGTCGTGCAATTATGCCTACACTTAACACAGACACAAGAGGAGATTGATATGAAAGCTATAGTAGACGGACAGACGGTCACAGTAGGGGATTGGGTGGGCTTTAAAGCGGACTGCGAGCAAAGCGGACAGATCATAGAGATCAAGAGCACCTATATGGGACAGGCACTAGTACTAGAGAACAAGAGCGGGTTCCACGGCGACTACATTGGTGGGTCTACAATAACCACACAGGAAGCCAGGGATTGTTGGCTGGAAGGTTGACACTGAGGCCGTTTGGTGCTATAATAGACACTTACACACACAAAAGGAGCGAGCAATGACATTCACAGAAGCAATGGTATACATTAAGGAAGTGCAAGACATGCACAACGAGCCTGTGTTGGAGACTCTCCAACGTATGGATCGCAGTCTGTTTGACTACACGGACCAGCAACGTGCGGCCTTTCGTGTGGTAATGAACGACTTCCGCAAGTTGTTTGCAACTTCAGTTTAAGGAGACGGTATGCAGGTACACTTCGTAGACTCGGGCATTGCCCAGGACCTAGGCATTTGGGAAGTTGATGTCCACAGCTTTAAAATGGACTCTGACGATGCGCCCTATGCTATTGTAAGCAACCCTTGGGTCAAAGACGACAGCCTGCGGGCTGAGTACAACTTCTACAACAACTGCCTACAATGGGTGGTTGACATCAGTTGATTTTGAGTATATAATAGACACATACAAAGGAGCGCGAATGATTACAGCAGACACACTCAAAGTTCTTACTACATTTACACCGCGGGCTCTGTACAGGGCGGCGATGGATGCAGGCTACAAGGGCGCCAACTTCACGTCATGCCGGTTCCTAGGCATCACCAACGGCGGACAGTTCTGCTATCAAGCAGTGTTCCAAGTAGGGGGCGGCACTGACAGCACCAAGGTGTTCCTTACATATAGCCATGCAGAGGATAGGGTCTTTGCTGACTGCCGGTTGACAGAGCTGTCATAAGCTGCTATAATAGATACTTAACTTAACAACATTGGAGCGATACAATGGGAACACGAAGCACTATTGCGTTAGAGTACGCAGACGGTACAGTAGAACAAGTCTACTGCCACTGGGACGGCTATTTGGCACACAACGGTCAGATGCTGCAAGAACACTATTCAAACCCATTCATCTTGCGTGACTTGATTGACTTGGGAGACATCAGTTCACTTAGGCCCACAGTAGGTACCAAGCATGCCTTTAGCCGACTTGAAGTTCCAATGGACGGCGAGGCCTACGACAAACTCTACGGCGACATGACTACGTTCTACGGACGCGATCGTGGCGAAGACGGCGTAAGTGCCAAGAAGTTCAAAGACTTTGCTGACTACAAGGCCAATCACCAGTATGAGGAATACGAGTACATCCTGCGCTCAGTACACGGTGAAGCTGTTTGGTTTGTGGCAGATCACAGCGACGAGTTCAAGCTCTTGATGCAGGCATTGGTTGAAGAAGCAGCATGTGTGGCTTAAATGCCACAAGCACAATAGGGGTTGACGAAACCCCTAGAGTGCGCTATAATAGACACATACACTAACACACAGGAGCGAAAAATGGCTACACTAGTTGAGATTACAGAAGGCACATACGGTGCCCGCAAGAACCTAATCACCCCAGGCATGCGCTTGCAGATGGTTAAAGACTTTGACGGTGAGGCAATTACTTGCCTTGCAGGCGATGATATTGAAGGTGGTCGCAACCCCTACAAGAAGATCCGCGTCAAGGTTGCAGGCATCAATGCATACCGCGTGGTTGCGCACATTGACGAGGCTCCTGTAGGAGAGAACAGTTTGGTACAACTTAAGGTGGCTGATACGGCTGTGGCACATATCACAGACGAAGAGCTGATTGAGAAGACTCGTGCTCGCTTCCAAGTACTTACGGACATGACTAAGGCTGTTAAGGCTGGCGATGTACGTGCCATGATTGTGACAGGCCCCCCGGGTGTTGGCAAGAGCTTTGGTGTAGAAGAAGTGCTGACTAAGGACGACTTGTTCAATACACTAGGCGAGCGTAAGCCACGCTATGAGATTGTCAAGGGTGCTATGAGTGCCATCGGCCTGTACAGCAAGCTCTACGAGTTCTCTGCGGCGAATAACGTTATTGTGTTTGATGACTGCGACTCAGTATTGTTGGACGACTTGAGCCTGAACATCTTGAAGGCGGCTTTGGACAGTTCCAAGAAACGTACCATTAGCTGGAACACTGACAGCCGTATCCTGCGCTCAGAAGGCATCCCAGATCGCTTCGAGTTCAAAGCAGGTGCGATCTTTATCACCAACATCAAGTTTGAGAACGTGCGTTCTAAGAAGCTACAGGATCACTTGGCGGCTTTAGAGTCACGCTGTCACTACATTGATCTGCAAATGGACACAGACCGTGAGAAGGTGTTGCGTATCAAGCAGATCGTTGCAGACGGCATGCTTGACGAGTACGAGCTGAGCGATGTGGCCAAGATTGATGTTGTTGACTTTGTTGCTAACAACAGGGCTAAACTGCGCGAGCTGAGCCTGCGTACGGTGTTGAAGGTTGCACAATTGCGCAAGGCATTTGCTGACAACTGGGAAGCAATGGCAGAGGTGACTGTTATGAAGCGAGGTGTGTAATGGCTGAGTGCCAATACATAGGCTCTGAGCAAACAGAGCCGCCCTTCACCCATTGTGGCCGGGGGGTATTTCCGGGCAAGAGCTACTGTGAAGATCACGTGTGGGTGGTCTACAAGAAGAACACCAGCGTGGGCAACAAGAAGAAGCTGAAAGAGATTGAGAAAGATCTGGCCGAAGTTAAACGTCTACAAGAG